TTTCTGGCTCTGTTTCGCTGGCAATCTGCACCAAAATCGCAACCGATTGTTCGCAATGAGTGCGTGCCAAGTCGCGATCTAGGCCAATCGCCTCGATCTTTTCAGCCAGCTTTGGTTCCCACTTCGCATAGTTTTTGTTGATCCAAGCCACAAAGTTTGGCTTTTTGGCGGCGTTTGCAGCGTTGTTAGCCTCTCGTTGGATCAGAGACCGGATGGTTTCTTCGACGGCCAAGCGGTTCATTGCGGAGCTGTCCTGGGACTCGCCAGAGTTTTCCTGTGTGTCCTCTTCGGTATCTGTTGGGTCGTCTTCCATCTCGCCTGGCGACTGCTCGCCGGTTGGTTGGGAGATGGCAGGATTGATAAACTCGTCTCCGCCTTCGTATGGATTAAGATCCAGCTTGGCTCGGCACTCGTTTGGGTTCATGATACGAGCGGTGATGAATGTAGACATGGCGGATGCTGTCGCCTGTAAGTCGGTCTGCAACAATGCACCGCGGTTAAACTTGAAATACACTTTGCCGCCCGACTTCTTTTCCGTTGCGTTTCTCAGCTTGATGTCGCACTGCTCCTCCATCTTTACAAGCCATTTATTCAAGGCTTGCAAATACGCCAGATTCTTTTGCTCCAAAGAGTTGTAGCTGACGCTCTCGCCATCGCCTGGCATACCTTCAAGTCCAAACAGCATGCCAATGTCCGCTCGGCTGAACTTTTGCAATTCGACAAACTGAGCGTCGTTATTGGACATATTTACAGCGTTTGCCTTTACACCTTCACGCAGTAGACCGGCCTTTCCAGCGTTCTCAGCTCCAGATTCTTGCTTATTGAATGACTCGATGAACTCTCTTGCTGCGGACTCGTTCCGGAATGATCCTGGAGGTGCTTCGAGAAATAGCTTGCCGCGGAATCCTTTACGGAGTTGGTTTTCTAGGAATCGCTGCGATTGCACTCCGGTTGAGAACGTGCATTGTGCAATTTGAAGCAGTCCAATTCCTTCGATTCCGTTGTAAGCGAATCCCGATACATGGATCACATCAGAGTCGGCAAATAGCAAATAACCGTCCTGATTGGTTTCAAACTCATCGAAAAGGTTTTTGCTGTCGTCTTTGTTTGGCTTGGTCAAATGGTACTTTTGGCCTTCGAAGATTACAGTGCGAGTCCGGTCAGGCATCATCGGAATCAGCTCAACAATCCGATCTCCATCGCGAATGATCGCAGCTCGGCCATTGCCGTACATGATCGCATGCGAGCAAATCTGTTCCTTAAACACGCTCGGTGCCTGCATCGCGTTCGGCTGTTCGCGAAGCAGTCGGTAGCCGTCGTGTTTGAGATCGTTGACTGCACCTTCGCCTGACCGCCGCTTAACGTCGATCGGCAACTGGCCGAAGTCTCCGACGATCTTGTTGTGTGCAAACCAAGCCGGAGGCAAGCCGAGTGCTTCCTTAAACCCGACGTACTGTTCGCGGTAGGAGTCTTCGGACAAACCCATCCATTTAGCAAGCTGATACCACATCGACGCCATGTTTTCTCCTAGACGACGTAAAGATTGCCGGAGGAACGTTCAGGCTCAAGGCTTGTTACGCGGTATGCCATCACCGCCGCCACAATCGGGTCGATCTTGTCTTTGCTGTCTCGTTTGTCGAACATCCAGCGATCTTGACGATCCTTGCAGATGATCGCGTTTCCTGCACACCAGCGAAGTAGCTTTGAGTCCTCGAAGACAAGCCGTCCTTCCTCCATTAGCTGAATGAAATTGCGGATCGCCTCGTTGAAGTTGCTTTGGTTCTGTGCCATGCGTGCAGCAGTTGCTCCGATCTTGCCGAGCTGCTCGCCGAGCTGCTGGCCGTTGTAGGGATCGTAGGCAACGGTCTTGATCTCGTAGCGTTCCAGATCCTCGATAAGCGACGACTGCAACTCCTCGATTGGATATTGATGCTTGACTAATTCGCCGTTGTATACCCATTGCGAAAACGGCATTACGGACAGATCACGCTTCGAATCGTCGGCGATGAACGCACGGCACCTGATCTCGTAGCGATAGACAGGCTTGCCGTCCTCGCCTACTGACATCGGAAAACGTGCACACATTGCGTATGCGGCCAAATCGTCGCGGCTGCCGAGGTCAACGCCAGCTCCGACAGCGTCGGCCTGGTGCCAGTCGGCCAGTTCACCAACGCAGCGATCAAAAGCGGTGACGTCGAACGCTCGCTCCGTTGATGCAACAATTCTGTTTCCGTGGTAACGCATAAAGCGGTTGCGTCCAACGGATGTGTTCTTGTCCTCGTTCCATCGCTGCCGAAGGTAGTCCAGCTTGATCGAGATCCCAAGGTTAGGATTCGCCTTGATCCAAAGCGACTCATCTGCTGGATCATCTTCTGGATCTAGTTCGTAGATGATCGCGAACAGGCTCTCGTCCTTGAACGTGCCGTTGACGACGTTGACTGCGTAGTTGTAGTTTTCCAGCCACAGGTGCGAATCGTCTGCCCCAGCAGTCGTGATGATCAAATGCAGCGGTTGCGTCCGCGATCCAGAACCTGTAACCATCGTGTCATAGAACTTGCGATGGTGCTCTCCCCAGGCGTGTAACTCGTCCATCACCACGCAGTGCGGATTGAGTCCGTCGAATGGCTTGTCACTCGATACCTTGCGAATGTAGCTTCCTGAGTTTTTAAACGTGATCGTCTCGTTTTTGCAATCAGTTGACTTTTTGATCCAAGCGGACTGCTCACGCATACGCTGAGCCTCGCCGTAAACAACTGCTGCCTGTTCTTTCTTTGTGGCCGTCAAAAGAATCTGTCCGACTGCTTCAGGTCTTCCAGTTGCTGGGTCGATGTCGCCAGCTCCGAGGAACAAACACAATCCAGCCGCAGCGGATGACTTGCCGTTTTTTCGAGCCATCGACCAATAAACTTTGCGGAACCGCCGCGAGTTGTCATCGTCTCGCTTCCATCCGAATATGCACCACAATGCGAAGGCTTGCCACGGTTCTAGCTCAAAAGGTCGTCCAGCAAATTCGCCGATTGAGTGCCGGAGCATGACCGGAAAAAACTGGCAGACTGACGCGGCCCAGCGTCGATCGAAGTGAAAAGGAAACTCGTCAGTGCTTTGACGCTTCAGGTCTTCGAGGTGTCTGCGTACAGCATCCTTGACACGCTGACAGGCCACAATTTCGCCTGACATCACGCCTTCAATATACGCTTCGACTCGACCAGCAACGCCGTTAGTTATCACTACCAGTCGCCTCCTGGAGCCAAGCTACAAATGGATCGTCTTCTTCTTGCTTCGGTGCATGCAAACGACTACGAGAACTTGGTGTAAGTCCGAGTTCGGACTGTCTCTTAAGCAGACGATCCGCGTATTTATGGATCTGGTTTGCCGCTGGATGCACTGCCGCATTGCCCTTGTCGTTAAAAATGGTCACGTTGCCTTCCTTGCATTGTTCCCATAGCCAACAGAATTGTGCGTAATCCATGCAATACGCTGCGAGAAGATGCTTATCTGCAGTCGTTAGCAAATTCATTTCTTCGAGCGTTGAGCAAACGTCTTGCCAGCACTCTTTTGCAATTGCATCCTTTGCAACTTGCGTTGGCATCTTTGGCCATCCAAGCTTTACTTGTGGCTCGTTCTTGTTGCGTCGCTGCGGATTGTGTGCGAACGCTCCGGAAGCCTCTTTTTGTGCCGATGAAAGCGGTTTTCTACCTCGGACCATCATAAACCTCCAATTCTGTGGACGCTGACGGATGCGTCTGCGATCGGTCGTGCCACTTTGGCAGACCACAATTTAGGCACCCGGGGACTAGCCGATCCCCCGTCTAGTGTTGCCATGCTAGCTTCCAGTAGTTCTGTTCGCTCCATCGCTTTGTTGCTTTGCCTTCTTGCTCGTTGCCTTCGAGTTCTTCGTGATGTTGTCGGCACACAGCTAACCAATTCGATCGCTGCATACGTTGCCTTGAGTCAACAGAGATAGCAGTGATGTGATGCATGTCCTGTGATGGCTGAGCTTCGAGGATGCCGTATAGCATCACGCACCGCTCACACAGTGGATGCTCCTTGCGGTATCGTTCGCTTGCACATCGATGATCCCATCCGTGTCCCTCTGATGTAGACGATCGACTCTGTTGAGATGGCTTGCTACATCTGTCGCATCGATCTTTTACGATGGCACCGCATCTGCATAGCTTCATGCTACACACTCGCTGCGTTCTGCACGGTCATTACACCCTTGGTGACGACCCGATTCGTTCCACCTGTGATGTCTCGAAGCGACCATAGATACTGGCCGAGCGTTGCCGTCACAGCAGTGGTGATCGTTACCGTAAAGCTTGTAGATGTCCTAGTGATTGATCCGTTGGCGATCGTCAGGATGTCAGTTCCATCAGGGCGTGAGACGACAAACACCAAGGTAGCCGAAGTAGTATTCTCGTCGAGGTTCACGGTTGCAGTTGTGCTTTCGTTGTACTGCATTGTGATCGTCGAAAGATTTACGCGATCCTCTACAACACTGATGCCGGAAGATGTGATCAGATCCGTTTTGTCCTTGATGGCATCCATCACGCCAACTGTTGGAAGCGATACAGTTCCTGATGAATCGAATCCCAGGATCGACCTGATCGCCGTGCGTTCGTTGGCAGTCCAATCCGTGCCGCCACCACCGCCTCCAGCCGCCATCGAAAGAGCAATCGTATCGTAACGAAATTGACCTGCACCGTCCGATTCGATCATCGAGTCGAGGCGACTGAGAGCCTGAGTTGCTGCGACTGCTGCGGCGATTTCGTCATCTACTCCACCAGAAATCGTTGCACCTGCCGCCAAGGAAATTACGGAATCTGTTTGATCGACACTTGTAACATTTTGAATTGATGTATCGTAAAGAACTACTTGCGATCCTTGATTCTCAATGTTCCCCCAATCGATACCTGCCGCACCTGTTGCAGTGACATCAAGCGTGCGGCCTGACACAGTTGGTGCAAGTCGCGACGATACGGCAGCATCGAGGTTGCTTGCGGTCAGGCCAGTAACAGCAGATGTAGTATCAACGAGAACAACTCTTGAAATGTGCCCGCTAGCGTTGATGCCAAGAGACGCAAAGTTCGACGGAAACGATTGCGATAGGCTGTAACCAGTCTTGTCGTTGTTGGTCGTCACCGTCACGCCATTAGTGACGCTCGACACCGTTGGGATCACCGCTCCAGTGTGCGTCGTTGCTGCCAGCGTTATGCCGCTTGCCGATGTGATGTTGGTCGGACTCGCGATTGAGCTTGGCACCGTTACGCCAGCCGCTGCCGTGATTGTTTGACCAGCGAACTGGATCGCGGACACGTCGAGTGCATCAGTTCCGAGGACCATCGAATCGTAGACGTTGGCAGGGACCACCATTAGATTGACGGTCGGCATCTGATAGGTTGATTTATTGCACGTAATTTGAGCCCGGCCAAGCGTGTCGAGATTGCCCGTGGTTGTGACGAGCGTGTATTGGCCGTTTGCAATGTGAGTGAGCGTTGCTGCTGATGCCATCGCGGTGAGTGTTCCGCCGTTTTTGCTGATAGATAGATCACCGATCACGGCGGAGGTGTATTCCGCTCCGGTGCTATCGAGAATCGGTCCAACGATCAATGTCGCGGCTGTCGATTGCTTTGCCCACATTATGATGATGCTCCGATGAGGATTCGACGGCGACGATTGGTTGCTGCTGCGGTTGTTTTGCGTCGGTGCTTGATTCGTTCCAGTGCTAGCCCAGCACCACGCCCGCCGGTGTAGAGTAGTTGGATTTCTGATGGTGTTAGAACGCGGTTGTATATTCTTGCATCGTCCCATTGTGTTCCGGTAAAACTTGTCGCTCCTAATGTTCCTCTGAACAGCCCTGCGATAGCAAAACAATCAACTGTAGTAGCACCACCACCAATTGTGTTGAGATTAGCGATTCTGACACCGTTTTGCCAAAGACTCATGTATCCTACCCTATCTCGAACAGCTACAAGATGTCTCCAGTTTGATGTTGACCATGTCCCACCTGCTACAGAAGCGTCACCACC